ATCACCAGTCAGCCAACAACCACGATCGCAGTCAGAAACATATAGGAAAACCATGTCAAAACGATCGCATGATAGTCTAAAATTCGTTAGCTCAACACCTTTCTCAATCTCAATGATTATTAATTGATAATCAAATATCAATAGAATACTCAAGACCTTCACATACAGAAGAATTGAACAAAACAAGATGACCGACTACAAGACCCTTTTGCAGCAAAAAGCCGAGTTGGATACACGCATCGCGGCAGTGCTCAAGACCGAAAAGGCCGCTGCGGTAGCAGAGGTTCGCCTTCTGGTCCAACAGTACCAGCTGAGCCAGCAAGATGTATTCCCTTCACGCGGTGTCAAACAGAAAGGCTCTATGGGCGAGCCAAAGTATCGCGACCCAGCCACCGGGGCCACCTGGACAGGCCGGGGCAAGCCGCCGACCTGGATCGTAGGCAAGGACCGAGGGCAATTCTTGATAGAAGCTGCCAAAGGTTGAACAACGGGCCGCCGATGCATCGACCATTGAGGTACGCGCCCGGTCTAGGCGGCACCTCAAGCCCCTGGTCCCGCGCGCCAGGGGCATTCTCTCTTCCGAAAATAAAAACATTAAATAGGTAACAGGGCAACAATTGAAGGAAGTTTGCGGGCACTATCGATTTTCACTTTATGAAAGCGAGGAAAGTTTGGACAACAATCTGCTCGAATGCTTTCTCTACCAGAGCAAGCTCGCCCCCGGAGCTGACGCCACCTGCGTTGCGCAGATCGTCAAGACAGCCCGGGCCTTCAATGAAAAAGCCCAGATTACAGGCATCCTGGTGTTCGACGGCGAGTTCTTCTGCCAGTACATCGAAGGCCCCAGCTACCAAGTTCAAAACTTGGTAGCGCTGCTGACCGGTGATCCCCGGCACGTCAACTTCACTCCTCTGCTACATCTCAAGCGCGAGCCGTACCGGAGGTTCAGCAAGTGGACCATGGCCTACCACCTGGTAGACGACGCTGAAGTGCTGGAAGGGATCGGCATCCGCCCTGGCGAGTCCGCTCTGAAGAAGCTACAGGATCTGATACCGCAACTCGACACTGACTGAAGAACCGGCCCCAGCCGGTTTTTTTACGCCCCAATCCAAGAGGCATGAGCACAGCGCATGGGCGCTGTCCTGATACCTCCCCTCCCACAAAGCCGCCCGGCCCTGCCGCGAGCGGCTTTTTTTTGCATAAATTTCGAGGAGCCGCATGCTCACCCCTCAATTTCTCCTGCCACTTGCGGCAAAGCTGGTGATCGACCTTTTCGCCGGCGGCGGTGGCGCATCCACAGGCATCGAGCAGGCCATAGGCCGGCCCGTCGATGTCGCCATCAACCACGATGCAGACGCCATCGGCATGCACGAGGTCAACCACCCGCAGACCAGGCACTACCGTTCCGACATCCGCGAAGTGGATCCACTGGCCGTTACCAAGGGCGAACTGGTGGGCCTGCTGCACGCATCACCGGATTGCACGCACCACAGCCAGGCCCTGGGCGGCCAGCCGCGCAACGGGGAAATCCGGTCGCTCGCATGGATCGTCATCCGCTGGGCCGGCAAGACCAAGCCCGATGTCATCACGCTGGAGAACGTCGAGCAGATGATGCAGTGGTCTCCGCTGATTGCGAAGCGCGATCCAGCCACGGGCCGCGTCATCACGCTGGACCGCATCACGGACCCCGCCACGGGAAAAGCCACCTTCCGCGTAGCCGACCCCGGCGAGGTGGTGCCGCGCGGCAATCAGTTCCTGGTGCCGGACCCCAAGCACAAGGGCCGCAACTGGCGCCACTTCATCCAGGCCCTGCGCGACCTGGGCTACAAGGTCGAATGGCGGGTGATCTGCAACGCCACCCTGGGCTCTAGCAGCACCCGCACACGGCTGTACCTGATCGCCCGCCGCGACGGCCTGCCCATCGTGTGGCCAGCGCAGACGCACTGGAAGAATCCGAAGGCGGGCCAGAAGCCATTCCGACAGGCAGCGGAGTGCATCGACTGGAGCATCCCCGGGCAAAGCATCTTCGGGCGCAAGAAGGAACTGGCGCCGGCCACCATGCGGCGAATCGCGCATGGCCTGGACAAGTTCGTGCTGAACAGCCCCCAGCCATTTATCGTGAACATGGCCCACGGCGGGAAGATCGAAATGCTCGACCGCCCCATGAGCACCATCGCCACGGAAAAAGGCGGCTGCCGTGCACTTGTGTCGCCCACCCTGATCCAGATGGGCTACGGCGAAGCCAAGGGCCAGGCCCCGCGCGTGCTCGACCTTTCCCAGCCCCTGGGCACGGCCGTGGCCGGCGGCATCAAGCACGCCGTCAGCTCGACATACCTGGTGCAGGCCGGGCACGGCGAAGGCAAGGACGGCGGCAAGCGCTGGAGCCACGGAGCCAACGACATCCGGGGACCGCTGGGCACGGTGACGGCCAGCGGCGGCGGCCAGAGCCTGGCATCCGCGTTCATGGTCCAGGCCAACGGCGGGTTCAACAGCACACCGGCCCGCGACCTGCGCGACCCTGTATCGACCGTGACCACCAGCGGCAGCCAGCAACAGCTGATCGCCGCCCATCTGTGCACGCTGCGCCGCAACAGCGTGGGCCGCGACATGCGCGAGCCTGTGCCCACGGTCACAGCCAGGGCCGAGCACCATGCCCTGATCCAGTACCACCTGTCGCCCGAGCAGGAGGCCGGCGCCCTGCGCTGCGCAGCCTTCCTGATGCGCTACCACGCAAGCGGAGGCCAGTGGGCGGACCTGCGCGACCCCATGACCACGATCACCACGCGCGACCGCCTGGCTCTCGTGACCGTGTGGCTCAAGGGCGAGCCCTGGGTAATCGTGGACATCACGCTGCGCATGCTGGTGCCGCGCGAGCTCTACAACGCTCAGGACTTCCCCCCTGGTTACGTCATCGACAGGACCGCCTCCGGCAAACCCCTGACGAAGACCGCCCAGGTGCGCATGGTTGGCAACTCCGTGAGCCCCGTGCCCATGCGGCTCATCGTGGCCGCCAACTATTCAGAGACCTCATCCAGCGCAATGCGACACGCGGCCTGATCACTGCTTCACCCAAAACCCGGCCCGCTCAATGCGGGCCGCTTCATTTCTGCATCCACATGTCCATGAGCACACCCCAGACGCCCTACACCCCTCCCAGCGACTGCTACCGAGGCACGGAGCTGCAACCGCATCCAGGCCTGCCTGCCTCGCGCTTCTATGCATTCACGCTGCCCAGCCGGGTAGGTGGGCATCTGTACTACCCCGCGCCCGCGCGCCGCATCGAGCCGTTCTCAGCCTGACCAAGAGCCACACCATGACGATGATCAACACCCCTCTTGTACTGCTGGCACAGCAGTGCGGCGGCACCTTTCACACGCCCGGGCCGACGCGCGCCATTCGCGGCATGTGCTTCACCTTCGAGCAGTTGGAAACACTGGCGGAGCAGCTGCGCTCGAAAGCAGCTGCGTCGCCCAATACTCACCAAGCCCAGGCACCGGAACTGGCCGCGATGCCGAATGAGTGAAACCGCGCTCACCCTAAAACAGGCAGCCGAACGACTGCAGGTTTCCTACGGAACCATCTTCGAAAGGCGGCATGAGATCGCCTTTCGCCTACCCGGATCGCGCATATGGCGCATCTGGCCATCTGCCCTTGCTGCTCTCAACAAACCTCGCAACAATGTCACCCGGCTATCGTTGCGGAACCAGGATAGTGAATGCCCATCCGCAAAGATCAAACTTCCGGAATCTGGTGGATCGATCTACGCACGCCAAGCGGCGAAAGAGTTAGACGATCTTCTAAAACGACCGAGCGCAAGGCAGCTCAGGAGTACCACGACCGCCTGAAAGCGGAGATGTGGCGGCAGGACATGCTGGGGGAGCAGCCGCAGCGGCTTTTCGAGGAAGCTGCCGTTCAATTCCTCCGCGCCTCTGCTGGACAGAGCGACTACGACACCAAGGTTCGGCACGTCGCGTATTGGCGCACCGTCTTCGGCGGCAGGCCCATCAGCTCTTTAACAAGCGACGTCATCCTTGACAACCTGCCCACGCACTTCGTGCGCCACGGCTCCACGGTGCAGCGGCCCACGTCGCAGAGCACTAAGAATCGGTACATCGCCACACTGCGGACGCTGCTCAACATGTGCGAGAAGATGCAGTGGCTTGGCCGCGCGCCCATTCTCAGCAACTACCGGGAGCCGGCGGTTCGCATACGGTTCCTGACCCGCCAGCAGGCCCGCGCTTTCATCATGGCCTTGTCTCAGGACTGGATGCGGGACATCTGCCGCTTCGCCCTTGCCACGGGCATGCGAAGCGCAGAGATCCTCACGCTGACCTGGGACAAGGTAGACCTCAAGCGCTCGACGGCCTGGGTCAGCGCCGACGCCTCCAAATCGGGTTCAGCGCGAGTGGTCCCACTCAACAGCGAAGCGCTCGACGTGCTGAACGCGCGCCCCAAAGGCGTCAACGTCTTCACGCGGCCTACCGGGGCACCTGTGAAGCAGGTCGATGCCCGAATTCTTGCCCGGGCCTTCGCTGCTGCCGGCGTCGAAAACTTCCGCTTCCATGACCTACGGCACACCTGGGCGAGCTGGCATGTCCAATCCGGCACACCGCTGTTCGTGTTGAAGGAGCTGGGGGGCTGGAAGACGCTGGAGATGGTGAAGAAATATGCGCACCTGGCGCCGGAGCATCTGGCCCAGTACGCAAACGCGGTCATGTTTTGGTCAGAGCAGCCCACCGAGGACAAGAAAAAAGCCCCTACGCTTGTGGCGTAAGGGCTTGATTTCATTGGTGTTTATTTGGTGGGTCCTGCGAGATTCGAACTCGCGACCAACGGATTAAAAGCGGCGTGCTCGCTCCGCGCGATGCATTGCCTCCCTCTGTAGGGCGTGCCGCGCAGCCCGCGTAGAACCCATGGCGCGCAGTCATGATGGCAAAAATCCCCGCACACTTCGCCTATTGAAACGACAAAGCCCCCTCGGCGCCGTGATGGCAGCCGAGGGGGCTTTTTTGCGTTTGGGATTCGACGTCCTACGCCTTCACGCGGAAGGGCACATCCGCCAACGCGGTGTCACCGTGGGGCGGGCGCGGCGCATCTGGCGTGCCAGGAAAGAGCGGACCACCGCCAGCTCCACGACAGGGAGAGCTTGTGCCTGCATCTTGGGCGCGGCTTGCACGGGCGGCTCCAGCCAGCGGGCCGCCGTCATGCAGGCATGGCGAGCGATGTCAGCAACAGCATGACCGAAGCCCACGACGGCGGCGCAGGCCAAGATGGCGAAGGAAGCAATTCGAGAGCGGAACATATCGATTCTCCAGTTGGGTTTGCCGCGGCTCACGGCGGGAATCCCTGGCCATGGCGGGCAATCTGTCAGCTCTGTCCTGCGTACGGGTGCTTGGGTAGCGCCGCCTCTGTCAGTTTGCCCAGTGCAGTAGCTCGTGCATGCATGGCATCGCTCTCAGCACTGAGGGCATCTCTGACCTCTTCACTGGCACGGCGGGCGCGGAGGCTGGCCATGCTCAGGTTTTGCTCGGCGCGGGCGTATTCTTCCGCCGCCACTTCAAGGGGCGTCGGTGCGCGGAAGGCGGCGCAGTGGAATCCGTATGGCCGCTGTCCACGCCTGCGGACGAAAGAAGCGCGGCTGCAGCCGACGCCGCACCCAGTGGCCAGGGATCAACCAGCCCGATGATCTTGTCCATCGCCTCGTGCACCGTGCCTCCATCCGGTGGCAGGTAGTGCTGCACCACAGAAAGCACCTCGCCCAGGACCTGCTCGGCCTTGCTGGGGTCGTTGATGCCCGCCAGCTTGCTGCGCAATTCGTAGCCCATCAGGGGCCACAGTTCCTGCATCGCGTTGTCGATGGCAACCTTTTTGCCGATCTCCTCGTTGTCGTTCGAGCTCGACACGCTGGCAGATGGGCGGCCTGTGACTGCAAAGCCGTTGCGCGTCGTCAACACGGCCCAGCGCAGCACCTGCCCGCTGGGCGAGATGTGCTTCACGATCTCGGTGTGCACGATGTTGGCCTGCAGGTCTGCAGGCGTGACGCGCGGCGCGGTCAGGCCCTTGGCCTGGATCTCGGCTTCGATGGACTGTTCGGTCGGAGAGAGGTCGGGCAGAGGGCCTGGGCCGGTGGCTGTTGTGCCGTCGCCGTAGGCCTTGGATTCGATAGCGCCTGGCGCGGCTTCGGCCTTCGCCACCTGGCCCTTCTGGTACGGCATCCATTCGCACACCATGTAGTCATCATCGCTCGGCTCCCATTGACCGGCCAGAAGCGGTACGCTCGGCACCATATGCGTCCGGCCAACGTGGTCACACACGGCCAGATTCACCATGTGGTCGTGGTGAACATAGACGATGCCGGCGTCCATCGGCTGGCCAGACCCCAGTTGCGTCACGGTTGGGTTGCGCTCCAGAAACTGAGCACTCGGGCGGAACCAGACACGGCGGCCGATTGTGGGTTTGATGGGAGAGGTGTTCATGGATTGCCTTCTGCGGTGGTGCCTGCGGCCGGCAGGCTCGGTATCACGGGCCAGGCGGCGCCGAGGGTTTGGACATCAGCTGCGTGGCCTGCAGCCTTTGCTGCCATGTCCCCATACGCTGCGCGGCAGTCTTCAAATACGACTCCGAGGGCAGTGGCGTACTCAAGGACGGCGGCGGGGGGAGCGCTGGCAAGTCGGCGGCCGGCATCTGCGGATTGCTCGCGCAGGCCGTCAGCAACAGCGAGCAGCTGGTCACGATCACGGCGCAGCAGCGCCTCGCGGTCACGGGCAGCATTGAGGGCTCCTTGGTATTTGGTGGCCACGGCCTTCTCGGCCTGACGCACGCGGGCGTCTGCAGCGCGCTGGGCGGTGCTGGTGGCCAGTTGCTGGGTGGTGGTTTCCAGCCGGGCCTCGGCCAGCTCGGCGCCCAGGCGCGCGCCCTGGAACTGCCATGCCAGCGCGGCGGCAACGGCTGCGGCGGCCAGGTGGGTGTAGAGCGCGGGGATCATGTGCACACCCTCCTGGCGTACTCGCGCATCAGTGCTTCAGAGATGCGCTCGATGGAATAGGCTTCGAACTCCCTCGAAGGCTTCTCCTCGCCAATGCTGTCGCACAGTCTCTGGAAGACGTGAACTGACTCGTGGACCAAAGCGCATGCGACGGCTATGGGGTCCGCCTCTGCGGCCGATTGGTTCAAACAAACCACACAGAACAAGCCGCTGTCGTTTTCCCATGTGTGTACAACCGCCAATTGGCGATCGACATCCATCCAGACCCCTGGATCTGGCACGTTGCAGCGAGTGGCGACCTTCAAGAACTCGGCCTGAGATAGGCACAGGGTCATGTACGGCAAGCGCACCGTGTCGCGGCTGAGCCATTTCATCGCCCGCCCCTCCACCAGTACCACCACATTGCCCAGAGGATCGGGTTCATTGCTGGGCCTCCATACACGCGGCGTGCCGCGCCTGCTGACGGGTCCAGACGCCGCGGCAGATGCGATTGCCCGGCGTGCTGCAGTCGTAACGCCAGCGCTTCGGGCGGCCTGCCGCGTCCCACTGGTACGGCTCCCAGCCCGGTCCTTCTTTCCTGGCGCTGGTCATGAAGCGATAGTCCAGCAGCGCCTGGCAGGCCGGCGCGAACTGCCCGGCCAGCAGCCGCGTGCGCATGCGACTGGTGCGCCAGGCGCCTATGCCGTACTGGTAGGTGAAGTCCAGGTAGAGGTCGTATTCCGCCTGGTACAGGGCCACGCCCGGCAGGCTGGCCCGGAACATGGCCTCGTCCTTGGATGTGTGGCTGCGCACCAGCTGCAGCGCTCGCTCGCGGGTGATCGGTGGGTCCGACAACTGCACGGGCGTGCCGTCCTCGTAGACCGTGGAGCCGTGGCCGATGGTCGGGCGGTCGCCCTGCGTCGGGATGTGCGGCTCAGGCCGGAAGCCTTCCAGGCCCAGCGTGGCCAGCAGGCCGGCGGCCGATACCGTGAGCGCGGCAACGGCGGTGCGCGGGGTCTTGCTCACAGCGCACCCATGTCGGTTGTTGATTGCTCTGGCTCTTCACAGGCGGGCCGGAAGGGGATGCCTGTCTTGCGCATCAACTCCATGCGCAGTGCGCGCTCTGCCGCTTCGTCACGAGCCTTTGCCACCGAGCGTCGATCGGCCTCCCGCCTGTAGTACCAGTTCACCAAGGTGCCCAGAAGCGCAATACAAATGCCCAGCAAGCCTATGGCCTGGGAAGAGGCGAGCCAGCCGAGAAAGCCGACGACAGCCCCGCCGCCGGTGGTGCGACTGCCTGCCGTTGCGAGCGTGTCGAGGGTTTCAGTTTTCATGCCCCCGATGATTCCGGGGCCGGCCCGCGCTGGCGAACCCTACACGGGGGCCGCAGGCCAGCCGGCAGCGACATCAATCTGCGACAGCGCCAGGGCGTCGTCGGCCGCCGCGTCGATCTGGTCCTCGATGCGCTGGCGCGTGCCCGTCAGCAGCCCATGCACCTGCCGGTACTTGTCGTCCTTCTCGCGGATGCGCTCGGCCAGCACCAGGCGGTCCAGCCCGCGCGCCAACGCTGCGGCATCGATCCAGGGCGTGGCCGCTGCTGGGTCGACCTCGAGCGCCCTCGCCTCCTCCGTCTGCACGGGCCAACTCTCGCGCTCGCTCAGCGGGTATCCGGCTGCGATGACTTGCATGCGCCTGCGGTACTCGGCGGCCAGGGCCAGACGCAGGCCCGCCGCGATCTCGGCTGCCGGCCGAAGCTCGGCAGGTAGCGGCACCCCACCTGCGGCGAGCCACGCGCGGTATTCAAAATAGTCGGGGTTTGCATTTGGGAAATTCCGCGTGTCAACGGTTGGCACCTTCGTGTCGCCGTCACGCACCACGTAGCCTTCTGCGGTAAGTCGATATGTTGTCATGAATATTGCCCCCCCGTTTCACGGACCCCTGCAGAATTTCCGGGAAGGTAGTTTTCTCCACCATTTGTTACCACGCTCGAGCTGAAAGCACTGCGGTAACGAGTTCCAGTCGCCGAACCTGCAAAGGTTGCCTGAACGAAAATCACACTACAGTTTCTCTCGGCTGTAATAAAAGCGTTCGAAAACGCCGGATTATTGGTGATGGTTACTGTATACCCCACAAAATAAGCAGTGCATACGTCGTAAGTGGCAATATGAGAAGCTGCCCCACCGGAGATCCGATAAGATCC